CTGCAGGTCGCAGTCAATACTGCCCTGTTCAGCCTGTTCCCTGGATCGTCGCTCTTCAAGGCGCTGCCGCGCTTTGCTGATGGCGGCAGCATCTCTGGAGGCAAGCCTGCGATCGTTGGCGAGCGCGGTCCTGAGCTGTTCATGCCAGGGCGCAGCGGCAGCATCATTCCCAACAACGCACTCGGCGGAAGCATCACCGTCAACGTCGATGCAACCGGTACCACGGTTCAAGGCGATGCGCCCAACGCGAATAAGCTAGGCGAAGCACTTGGCGCTGCTGTCCGCAGCGAATTGATCCGCCAGAAGCGTCCCGGAGGCTTGCTCGCCTAATGGCTACTTTCCCCTCTGTCACTCCTACTTATGGCGCCCAGAAAAGGAGTGCGCCTGCAAAACGCATCGCCCGCTTCGGTGATGGTTACGAGCAAAGGATTACCTTCGGAATCAACCAGAACCCAAAAGAGTGGGATCTGACTTGGAATGTTTCCGAGACAGACGCTGACACCATCGAGGCTTTTCTCGATGCACGCGGCGGGGTGGAAGCATTTGAATGGACGCCGCTTGGCGAATCGACTGAATACAAGTGGGTTTGCGAAGAGTGGAGCAAGTCAATCCCGTATTTGAACCGCGCCACAATCAAGGCAACCTTCCGTCAGGTTTTTGAACCGTAATGGCATTTACCGCCTGGGCAGCCAGCACAGCTTTAAGCGTCGGTGATGTTCGACGCGCCACGACTGTGCAGTCGAGCGGGATGGTGTTCCGCTGCAAGGTTGCTGGCACCAGCGGCTCGTCTGAGCCTGACCCGTGGCCGATAGTTCGCGGGACCGAGATCGAAGACGGCACCTGCACTTGGGAGGCTGTCAGCGCTGTTGGCGAAGAGCTGAACAAGCTTGAGCCGAGCGCAATCATCGAGCTTTTCATCCTTGACGGCACTGCCAGCAGCGTTGGTGTCGATCAGGTCTACCGTTTCCACGCTGGGGTCAACGAAGACATCGACGGCAACATTGTCTGGAACGGCGATACCTACCAGCGTTACCCGATTGAAGCGACTGGCTTTACCTATGAAGGTGGCGGTCAGTTGCCACGCCCGACAATCAGCATCAGCAACGTTTTGAGCCTGATCACCACGCTGATCATTGATCACAACGACCTGGTGGGCGCAACCGTCACACGGATTCGCACACTGAAAAAATACCTTGACGCTGTCAATTTCTCAGACGAAACCAACGCCGACGCAGACCCTCATGCCGAATTTCCACGCGAACAATATGTGATTGATCGCAAGACAGCGGAGAACAGAGCTGTCGTCAGCTTCGAGTTGGCAGCAACATTCGACGTTGCTGGGGTGAAGCTGCCACGCCGTCAAATTATCCAGAACGTCTGCCCCTGGACGTACAAGGGCGAAGGCTGCGGCTACACCGGCACCAACTACTTCAACATCAACGACGAAGAAGTCAGCAGCTCCGCCGATGACGTTTGCGGTCATCGCTTGTCAAGCTGCAAGCTGCGTTTTGGGGCAAATGCTCAGTTGCCGTACGGAGGCTTCCCATCTGCTGGCTTGATCGGATGAAGCCCGAAACAAAGGCAGCAGCAGAGAAGCACGCAGCGGAAGAGTATCCGCGAGAGGCTTGCGGTTTGGTCGTCATTGTCAAAGGCAAAGAGCGGTATTGGCGCTGTCGAAACATTGCGACAGAAGAAATGCAGTTCGTCATGGAGCCGCGTGACTACGCCGCTGCCGACGATGCCGGAGCCATCACAGCGGTGGTCCACAGCCACCCGAACATGAAGCCGAAGGCGAGCATGGCTGACCGTGCCGCGATGGAAGCATCAGGCTTGCCTTGGCACATCGTTGGTTACCCAACCTGTCTTTGGGCTAGCTACACCCCAGAGGGCTGGGAGGCACCGCTCATTGGGCGTGAATGGTGCTACGGCACGCTTGATTGCTACGCCCTTGCTCGTGACTGGTACAAGCAAGAGTGGGGGCTTGACCTTGCTGACTACGAACGGCACGGCGAATGGTGGCACAAGGGAATGAATACTTTTGTCGAGAATTTTGAAAAAGAGGGGTTTGTTGCTGTCGATCCTGAAACAGAGCCGCAAATTGGCGACGCCCTGCTGATGCAAATCGTCTCGCCAGTGTCAAACCATGTCGCTGTTTATATCGGTGACGACCTGATTCTTCAGCACCTAGAGCATCGACTTTCCAGCCGTGATCTGTGGTCTGGCTACTATCGAAAGAACACAACCCATGTTTTGCGCCATCGGAGTCGGCTATGAAGCGCGTGGTGCTGCGGGGCGAACTTGGCAAGCAGTTTGGACGAGTTCACCACTTTGATCTAAATACGCCTGCGGAGGCGATCCGGGCGTTGTGCGCGAACTTTGAGGGCTTTGCCAACGCATTGGCTACCGCTGGCGAGAGGGGCGTTGGCTACATCGTCCAAGTCGGTCGCTTCGGCTTGCAAGATCTTGAAGAGATCCACAACCCAACAGGGGAACGAGAAGAGATCAGCATCACGCCTGTTCTTGCAGGTGCTGGCGGCACTGGCGGCGCCATTGGGCAGATCGTTGCAGGCGTTGCCCTTGTAGCCGCGTCTTTCTTGTTTCCCGGCGCTGGCTTGTTTGGCGCGGGCATGGGCATCTTTGGTCCTTTGGCACCGGCAACCATTGCAACGCTGACAACCGTTGGCACGGTGACATCCGCAATCGGTGCTGCTCTGATCTTGTCCGGGACGTCGCAGCTTTTGTCTCCGCAGCCAGCAGACGTTCCCGGCGTTTCTGCTTTTGGCGGAACAGGTCGGCGTGATTCCTTCGACCCTGCGCGAAACGATCCGGCTGACAATCGTTCCAGCTACATCTACAACGGAGCCGTCAACCTGACTGCGCAGGGAAATCCGGTTCCTCTTTGCTACGGACGGATGCGCGTTGGTAGCGTGGTCATATCAGCAGGCGTTAGTACGACGGACATCTGATGGCGAAGCGTATTGCTGGTTCAGGCGGTGGTCGCAAGTCGGCACCGGCACCTGCTCCCCAACCCGTTGTCCAGCAAACGGTTGTGGTGCAAGCCGCTCAGCGGCAGGACGACGCCAACTCGCTATTTAGCAAGTCCAGCATCAGGCTGATCGACCTTCTTAGCGAAGGTGAGATCGAGGGTTTTGTAGAAAGCGACGCCCGGAAATCGATCTTTTTTGACGAGACCGTTCTGCGAAATGGCGACGATAGCGATAACTTTACTTACGACGATTTTGAGACCCGTTTAGGCACGCAATCTCAGGATTACATTCCCGGATTTGCTAGCACCGAGAACGCAGTCAATGTCAATGCAGCAGTAGGCGATGCCGTTGGTGATTCGGTCGTTCGCACGATCACCGATGCTGACGTAGATGCTGTCAACGTGCGGATCTCGATCGGTCAGCTCTTTCGTGTTGACAACGGCCTCAAGGCTACCTCCCTGGGCTATGCCATCGACGTCCAAGCTGATGGCGGGGGCTACGTCGAGAAGCTGAATACCAGCGTTAACGGCAAATGCACAAGCTCCTATGAGCGCAGCCATCGCATCGAGCTGACCGGCGACGCGCCTTGGGACATTCGCCTGCGTCGCGTCTCGGGCATTAACGACAACACCAACAACGTAAGGCTGTTGAGCTTTGCGGGCTTCACCGAGATCATCGACGCAAAGCTGCGTTACCCCCTGTCAGCACTTGTTGGTCTTCGGTTCGACGCCTCGCAGTTTTCTGCGATTCCGACTCGTGCTTATGAAATCAAGGGAATCAAGGTTCAGATTCCTAGCAACGGCACAGTCGCAAGCGACGGTTCTATCTCTTACTCAGGAGTCTGGGACGGCACATTCCAGGTTGCCTGGTGTGCTGATCCAGCCTGGATCATGCGTGACCTAATTGTGAGCTCCAGGTATGGATTAGGTCGGTTCGTCACTAATGCACAAATTGACAAGTGGACGCTTTACGAAATAAGCAAATATTGCAACGAAAGTGTCCCTGACGGTGAAGGCGGAACGGAACCACGTTTCCAGTGCAACGTTTACCTCCAGTCACGAGAAGAGGCTTACAGCGTCATTCAGGATTTTGCATCCTGCTTCCGTGGCATGGCGTACTGGTCTGCCGGGCAGCTTGCTTTTAGTCAGGACAGCCCAAAGGACCCGGCTGCGCTGTTCAGCAACAGCAACGTCATTGAAGGCATTTTCAACTACGAAGGCAGCAGCCTGAAGGCACGGCATACCGTTGCGCTTGTCACTTGGAACGATCCAGAGCAGGCGTATCAGCAGCGTGTTGAGTATGTCTCCGATGAGGATGCAATCGCCAAGTACGGTCTGATCGAAGTCCGCATGGCAGCTTTTGGCTGCACAAGCCGTGGTCAAGCCAACCGACTTGGCAAATGGCTGCTCTACTCCGAGCAAAACGAAACAACCACTTGCACTTTTACTGTCGGGCTTGACGGGGCGATTGTCCGCCCCGGTCAGGTCATCAAGGTCGCAGACCAAATGCGAGCTGGCAGCCGCAAAGGCGGTCGCATTGCAAGCGCTACAACGACAGTCCTGACGATTGACCAAAGCATTGCCGTCTCGCCTGGTGATGATGTCAGCGTTGTGATGCCTGACGGCAGGGTTGAGCAGCGCGAAATTGATTCTGCCGACTTTGATGACAAGACCATTACGGTCAAAACGGCGTTCAGCGTTGCCCCTCAAGCGGAGAGCATTTTTGTCATTGAGACCAGCGATGTTGCGGCTCAGTTGTTTCGGGTTGTCAGTGTCACGGAAGACGGTGAAAACTATAAGATCACCGCACTAGAGCACAACACCAGTAAGTATGGCTTTGTCGAAGACGGTCTGACCCTCCAACCGCGTGACATCACCACGCTCAACCAAAAGCCTGGGGCGCCTCAGAACATCAACGTGGACGAGCGCCTGGTAGAAGCCGGAAACCGCGTCACGACAGAAATCGAGATCGCTTGGCGGAACGTTGATGGAGCAACCGGCTACCAAGTGTCGTACAAGACCGAGAACAGCCTGAGCTTCTTCACCGTTGGCGACACGCCTTACAACAGCCTCACGTTCAACACTGACGACACGGGAGAGTTCACCTTCCGCGTGGTTGCCATCTCGGCAATCGGCAAGCGCTCGGATCCGTCAGAGCTGAAGCAAAGCATTTCCGGTAACACTGCCGCGCCTGCAGCCGTTAGCGGATTGAGCATGGTGCCGGTCAATGGGCAAGCCAAGCTGACCTGGAACCCAGCGACTGATTTGGATGTGCGTGTTGGCGGCTATGTGCTGCTCCGCCATTCGCCTGCTTTGACCGGCGTCACTTGGGCAAACTCCACCAGCATTGGCGAGCAGATCGCAGGTAGCTCAACCGAAGCGTATGCCGACCTGAAGCCTGGGACGTATTCCGCCAAGTTCGTTGACTCTGGTGGACGCCAAAGCCTGACGGCAACGCTAATCGAGTTCACCAAGCCCGATCTTGAAAACCTAGAAAACATCAACACTCAGACCGAGCACACCACGTTCCCCGGCACCAAAACCAACGTGGTTGTGGACACCGGATTGGGTGAGCTTGAGATGGCTGAAGACGGTGGATCTACTGCATCTGCTGGTGCGGTGCAAACAGAAGACGGCTCGCGAATCCTTGATGAAGACGGCGAAGACGATATGGGGCAGGAAGGCGATAACACGCTCTACACGTCTGGCACTTACGAGTTCAACAACAACCCGATCACGCTTAGCGATGTTTTCAGCGTGCAGCTTGAAAGCGAGCTGCTGACCCGTTCGTTCTACCCCTACAGCAATCGCATCGACGACGCTGCGGACTTTGACGATATTGCCGACTTTGACGGCGAAACTCCACAGAAGACGGATGTGCAGCTCTACGTCAGAACAACGCAGGACGATCCATCTGGTACGCCCACTTGGTCATCCTGGCGCAAGTTCAATAATGCCCAGTTCAAAGCACGGGCATATGAGCTGAAGGCAGAGCTAACCACTGACACAAACGTGGAGCAGGTTTCGATCCAAGAGCTGAAGGTCACTAGCAACATGCCGTATCGCACCATCACCGATTCAGTGACGACGAGCAGCAGCGCAGACGTTTCGGTGACCTACGCCAACAAGTTTGCGGATACGCCCCAGGTGGGCATTGGCTTCACCACGCAATCCAGCGGTGACTACTACGTCATCAGCAACAGCTCAGCGACCGGCTTTGATGTATCGGTCTACAATTCGAGTGATGTCAGGCAGGCGCGGACTATCCGCTGGACTGCTACAGGATACGGGAAGGGCTAATGGCACAAGCCGACCAGATTATTTCAAATGACACTGGCGCTAACGTCCGTGCTGATATTAACGACAACATTGCGGCCCTATTCAGCCTGAGTAGTGGCTCATCAGCGCCGTCAACAACGACGGCTTATATGTTGTGGGCAGATACAAATGCTGGGTCGTTAAAGATAAGAAACGGTGCAGATAGTGATTGGATCGTTCTGGGTCCTGATCTGACTGCGGCAAACCTTGCGCTTGCGCCTACTGCCAGCCCAACATTTACGGGCAACGTTGTCATCCCCAACGGTGCTGTCGGCACCGCTGGTCTTCAGTTCACGGGTGACGCCGATACTGGTTTCTATCGGGTTGCAGCCAATCAGGTTGGCATCACCGCAGGTGGCACGCTTAGCCATAGCTTCACCAATACGCACAGCATCGCAGCCGTTCCAGTGCAGTTGCCTGATGGCACTGCTGCGGCGCCAAGCCTGACTAACACAGGCGACACCGATACCGGCATTTTCTTTGGCGCGTCCAATGAAGTGTCGTTTTCGACTGGCGGCACGGAGCGCGTACAGGTTGACAACAACGGCCTAACGATCAAAACCCAGAAAGGCATCAGGCTCAACGACTCCGACGACAGCAACTATGTCGAGATTCGTTCTCCTGGAACGGTTAGCGCCAACGTCACGCTGACCCTGCCATCGTCTGATGGTGACGCCGATCAGTTCCTGAAAACTGACGGCAGCGGCAACCTGTCATTTGCCAACGTCTCAACGCCTGCAGGTGTTCCGACTGGTTCGGTGTTTGCATTGGCAACCACCACCGTGCCATCTGGTTATCTGGAATGTGACGGCTCCGCTGTAAGCCGGACAACTTATTCCGACCTATTTACAGCTATATCGACCACGTTCGGATCAGGCGACGGCAGCACAACTTTCAACATCCCTAATCTTCAGGGCGAATTTATTCGTGGCTGGGACAATAGCCGGGGCATTGATAGCAGCCGCACCTTTGGTAGCTTCCAGGACGAAGCGTTTAAATCTCACACCCACACTTACGATCGAACTACTGCGCCTAGTAGCGGGCAAGACCAGGCGGGTTCTGGCTCTGGTGACGCTGTGACTATTAGCAGCAACAACACAGGCAGCCAAGGCGGAGACGAAACCCGTCCGCGTAACGTTGCTCTGATGTACGTCATTAAGACCTGATTGGCAATTATTCGAGTCGTTGATAGCTTTTTGCCGCAGGATTACTTCACCAACCTGCAGCTAATGATTTCTGACCTTCCGTGGTTTTACCACGACTGGAGCGTCAGGCAGGGAGACGGCGACCCGCAGTTTTATCACCTGTTCCACTTCGATGGGCAGGTGCGCTCGCCTGACTACTTCAAGTATGTGGAGGAGGTGTTTACGCGCTACGTCGCTGGGGCGCAGGAGGCGACGCTCTACCGCATGAAGCTGAACGCCACGCCCAAGTCGGACACGATCAAGGAAAAACAGTTCCACGTTGACGTGGAGGACCGCGAGCATCGGGTCTGCATCCTTTACATGAACACCTGCGACGGCTACACGGTGTTCGAGGAAGACGGCGAGCGCGTGGAGTCAGTGGCTAACCGTGCAGTGTTTTTCCCTGGTCACCTGCGGCACGCTGGCACCAACTGCACAGACCAAGGGCTGCGCCTAGTCCTGAACATGGATTATTTGAAATAAGGTTTGCCGTTTGACTTACAATCGGTCTATTGATTGTGCTTAGAAGGCTGTGGCTGATCGCAAGATTTCTGATCTGACGGCGCTGACCACGCCTGCGACTGGCGATTTGCTGCCGATCGTTGACGTTAGCGAAGCTGCTGCTGCTGATAAAAACAAGAGCATTACGGTTCAGGAGCTGTTTAAGGGTGTTCCTGATGGAACGGCAGCGGCTCCTGGTTTGGCGTTTGAGTCGGATGACGGGAACGGGATTTACAAGCCTGGGACAGACCAAGTAGCCATCTCGACTGGTGG